AGATAATTTCGTTATCTTTAATAATAATGGGAAAGATGAAATAACACAAGCGCTAGAGGATCTACACAAAATAGAACATAAGTTTATAAATAAACTTACAATATGTCATCTACCCTCTAATTTAGGTGTATCTGCTGCTTGGAATTTAATTATAAAATCATATATTAAAGCTCCATACTGGATCATAGTAAATGATGATGTTGCCTTTACACCAGGGTTACTTGAAGAGATGGCACAAGCAGCATCACCAGATGATATAGGCATAGTACATGCTCATAGTGGTGATTTTAATATTGGATCGTGGGATTTATTCCTAATTAAAGATTGGGTGATACAGCAACATGGGCTATTTGATGAAAATTTAACACCAGCATACTGTGAAGATGCTGATTATATAATGCGTTTACATAATGCACCTATAGATAAAGTAATGAGTCTAAGTAAACCATATTATCATGGCCCAGGATTATGCAATGAATATTATACACACGGCAGCCAAACTAAGAAAAGCTCACCAGAGCTAACCGCTAGATTAGATCAAATTAATTTAATAAACTTTGAATATATGAATCAAAAGTGGGGTGAAGGGTGGCGAACAGTAAATCCTTATAGACATCCGTTTAATAACAATACTATGCCTCTATCCACGACCACTTATGATTTATCGTTTATTAGGAAAAAGCAATTAGAATAAATTTGGTTGTCTCCCTAAAAGTTTATATATTTATATATACACAATAAAACAAAAATATTATGTTAACAATTATTCTATTATTAGCCGCTGCTGCTGCTGTATTCTTCTTGATGAAAAAAGGTGCAATTGCTGATGCAAACAACAACAACATCCCTGATGCTTTAGAAAAAGCTGCTGCTGAAGCTAAAGAAGAAGTTAAAGAAGTAGTAGCTAAAGTAAAGAAAACTACTGCTAAGAAAAAAACAGCTAAAAAAGAAAAATAATCTATGGAAAAAATTACATTGAAGTTATCCGAATTCTATCAGCTTGAGGCTGAATTAAATGGTATTATAAACCAACAAACTGGTGAAACAATATCTAAAGGTCTCTTAAGCGAGAAAATTAAATTAACTACAAAGTATTGGTTACAAGACCTCAACAAGAAAGTAGCTGCTGAAAAAGAATCAGTAGAGAAATTAAAAGAGGAATTAATCAAGAAGTACGGTAAAGAAGAAAATGGTGCTATTAGTATTCCATTGTACATTAACGAAGTAATTGATGATGAAACTAAGGAAGTAACTTCGCGTGAAGTAAATCCTGATTTCATTAAGTTTCAAAACGATTTTAATTCATTGCTCCAAGAAGAGCGTGATTTAGAATATCGTACATTCAAATTAGAAGAATTTGAAGGTGTTGAAACTGAAGGTGTATATAACACGTTCTTTAAGCTTGTTAAAGTAGAGGAATAATGCTTAAAATAGTTGAGATTGCTAAGGCATGGATTGCTGCGGCTAATCCAACACCTGAGCAACAGGTTATAGCAGAATATCGCGCCGCTACGTGTGACCAATGTCCACATAGAAACTATGTAGCTGCTATTAACACATTTACCTGTGGAAAATGTGGTTGCCCATTAAGTAAAAAAATATTCAGTCCTGTTCCTAAATCATGTCCTGATGGACGATGGGAACAATAAAATAAAGTATTATGTCAGAAACAAAACAACTTACTCCTGAAGAGTTACAGCAAATTAAAGATTTGCAACGCCAGTACAATCAATTTGTATTTGAACTTGGTTCACTTGAAGCACAACTTCAAAATATCCTTGTCAACAAATCCTTAGTAGAAACTGAAAAATCTAACGTTTTAGAAGATCTTAAAAAGTTAGGTGAACGTGAAAAAACCGTAATTACTGATTTACAAGCTAAATACGGTGTAGGAAATATCGATCCTGAAACTGGTGTAATAACTCCGTTCTAATTTACCCCGTTTTCTGCGGTTTGTGGGTCTTTGTAAATATTTATCGTTAGGTAATCCCTAATATAAATTTAAACAATTACAAATAAAATGGCAGAAATTATTCTTTCTCCTGGTGTATTCCAGATCGAATCCGATCAGAGTTTATATACTCAAGCACCACCAGCCCTTGGTGCAGCTATTGTAGGTCCTACAGTTAGCGGTCGTCCATTCGTACCAACTTATGTTACTACTTACACTCAGTACTTATCAGTATTTGGTGATACATTCAAAAGTGGTAGCTACTATTACGAATACTTCACGTCACAAGCTGCTCGTGAATATTTCCAAAATGGTGGCCAATCATTATTAGTAACTCGTATCATTAGTGGCTCTACTGGTATTGACACTTATGCAAGTGCTAGTGTACCTAGTTCAATTAATGCTACTGCTGGTACTTTATCTTCAGCATCTTTTGCTTTAGATGGAATTGATACAGGTAGTTCCGGAGCTACTACATTTATGCGCTTAGGTATTCCTGGCGTAAATGATTATTGGATTGGTGTAGTACAAAACACATCTTGGCTAGCAGCTGGAGCATCATATGCTGACACAGTAGGAGAAATCTTCTATATTGGTGTTGGTGCTACTCCTACCCCTGATGAAGTAGGTAATTATATTACTGCCTCTATTAATACAAGTGCTAGTTTCTTTAGAAATAATTTTACAGCATCTTTTGTTGCAGCTACAGATATATTAACTATCAAAGCAACTGGAGTACCAGCCAATCAAAATACAGTACCAAATAATAATTGGTTTGTAAGCCGTTCATTAGACTGGGTTTATGATACTAATGGTACAGTACAAAACTTCAATAATGGTGTTGATGGTACTGTAAATTCATCATTCGTACTTGAAACATTAGCTTGGGGTGACCAAATGAATAACACTTCTAGCTTAACAGCAGGTGCTTTAGCTAGTGGTTCAGCTCAAAACGTACGTTGGGAAGTAACTAATTCAAACACTGGTAGCGATGGTGGTACATTTACAGTTGTAGTACGTCGTGGTGATGATAACGATGCTCAAAAGAACATCTTAGAAACATGGGCTAATGTAAGTTTAGACCCACAACTTCCAAACTATATTTCTCGTGTAATTGGTGATTTAAAGCCAGTATACAACGCACAACAAGGACGTGTTGATTTTGAAGGTACATATCCAAACCAATCATTATATGTTCGTGTTGCCTCAGTAACTACTCCAAACGTAGATTCACTTGACAACAACGGTAATTTTAAAGCTCAATATAGCTCTAGTTTACCTCAAGTAGGTAGTGGTTCATACGGTGGATCATTTGATGGTGGTGTAGCTGATACTAATTTAGTTAAATTAATGAATGAGTATATTGGTACAGGTACTGCTACTAATCTTAATAATATCCAAGGTTTCACTGCAGATGATTACAATCGCGCTTTCACATTATTATCAAATAAAGACGAATATAGCTTCAACGTATTATTAGCTCCAGGTGTTGGTTTAGATACAGCAGCTAGCGATAATATGATTGCATGTGCTGAAGGACGTGGTGATGCTATTGCAATTGTAGATAATGGTGTTTATACTAATGCTACAGTAGCAGGTGCTGTAACAAATGCAGCTGGTGCAAATAGCAATTATGGTGCTACATATTTCCCATGGGTACAATTATACAGTTCTAACTTAGGTAAGACTGTATGGTGTCCTCCATCAACAGTAATTGGTGGTGTATTAGCATTCAACGACCAAGTAGGTGCTGAATGGTTCGCCCCAGCAGGTTTAAACAGAGGTGGTATCCCATCAGTAGTACGCGCTCAAATTCGCTTATCTCAATCAGATCGTGATACATTATATACAGGTAATGTTAACCCATTAGCTACATTCCCAGGAACTGGTGTTGTAGTATGGGGTCAGAAAACATTACAACGCAAACCAACATCTCTCGATCGTGTAAACGTTCGTCGCTTGTTGATTGCATTGAAAGATTTCATTGGTGGTGTTGCTCGCAACTTGGTATTCGAACAAAACACAGCAGTTACTCGTAACCGCTTCTTAAGCCAAGTAAACCCATATCTTGAATCAGTAGTTCAACGTCAAGGTTTATATGCTTACAAGGTGATTATGGATGAATCCAACAATACACCTGATGTAATCGACAGAAACCAATTAGTAGGTCAGATTTATATTCAACCAACTAAGACTGCTGAATTCATTATCTTGAACTTCAATTTAACTCCAACTGGCGTTGAGTTCCCTGCATAAGGGACTCAGCCAGTTAATATTTATTAACAGCAATAAAACATTTCAAATAAAATGGCAGTATTAAACCCAAATGAAATCATGTTTACAGCGTTTGAACCTAAAGTTCAGAATCGCTTTATCATGTATATTGATGGTATCCCAGCGTATTTAATTAAGGCAGCTGCTGCTCCTGGATTCGAAGCTGGAGAAATCATTTTAGATCATATCAACGTTTACCGTAAAGTTAAAGGTAAGGTTCGTTGGAATGATATGACTTTAAGCCTTTACGATCCTGTAACTCCATCTGGCGCACAAGCTGTAATGGAATGG